CAACCTTGCCCGCGTTGTGGAGATGCTGCGGTTCAATCAGGCAATGCTTTGGCCGCTGGAAGAAGCTATACGCACGGCGGTTTATGCGGGCGGCGCAGCAGTCACCTTGCCCAAGGGCATCGCCGGTTCATTCAGCTTTAACGGCAGGCACCCACGGGCTGAACAAATTATCGCAGAGGCAGGCGCAAGGCTTGTGACTGAGATAGGATCACCCGGTGTTGAGCCTATCCGCGCATTGATCCTACAGGCGCAGAAAGAGAGCGTTGGGGCGCAAGTCACAGCAAGACGGCTTGCAGGCGTTCTAAACCCCCGCACAGGCGTTCGTGAGGGCGGTATATTGGGGCTGGACGGCCCAAGGGCGCAAAGATCAACGCGGGTGCGTGAAATTCTCAACGACCCTGAGCAGATTGCGGACTATTTCAAGACGGTGAAGGGCAAGCAGGTGCCGCGCTACACGTCAACAGATCGGCGATTTGATAAGCAAGTGCGCACGGCGATTGCCGAGGGCAGGGCGCTGGACAAGTCAACGATTGAGCGGATTACCAAGGCCCACGATGGCACGGCTGTTGAAGGCACGGGGCCAAACGATTGCCAAGAACGAAGCGTTTACAGCACAAGCCCAAGGACGCAATGAGGCGTATCAACAGCTTATGGACGGCGGCAAAGTCGAGAGTATCTCAAAGCGGTGGGATCATAACTCAGCGAAAGACCCGCGCCACGATCACCGCGCATTAGATGGCGTTGAGGTTGGTCTAAACGAGAGTTTTGACGTAGCGGGCGGCACAATGCTTTATCCCCACGACCCGGCGGCTGGCGCAGATCAAACGCTCGGTTGCCGCTGCACAGTGATATACGTCCCTCAGTATCGGAGGCCGGGAAGTTGACTATATCAATGGATGGAGTATCATTGCAGCGCGGATAGGGTAGCACCTGAAAAGCCGGAATATCCACCCGGCCTGCCGCGCATTTAAGTGGATCCTCGGGAGACGGGAATGAAGAAAACAAAGCTGCAAGTATCAGGTAGGATAAGTAATGCTATGTGGGTGAGGGGTTTTTGGCCGGACAATCTGCCAGAAGACCTTGATATTGAAATGGAAGCTTGCCGCAAATTCTATGAATTTTGCATCCAAATGGTAGACGCAGAAACAGAAGGGCGAATGGCGACCCTCAAGCCAAGACCCGCGCAGCAAAGGTGGCAACAGTTTGAAAATTTCGGCAAGTCATCATTAAAGGAACTGCAAAAAATCGTCGGCAAAAGTGACGCATCCGAAGCTAAAGGATGTTTCGACGTAATGGTTCCTCGGACCTTGTATTACAGGCTAAAAAAGATGGCCGAAGACGGTCAGATAAAAGACTAACCACACCACCCACATCATTGACCCAAAGGCCCCGTTAAGCGGGGTCTCTGGCGTTGGAGAATACGCATGGCACCCAAGACGTTTACCGCTCAGTTGTCGGACATCGCCGATCTGACCATCGAGGGTATGGAATACGTGATGCGCCAGTCTATCAGCGATGTGCTTGTAGGCGCGCAGGAAACGCAGATCGGCATCACTCAGGGCGCGACCACCTTTGTCGAGGGGAAGATCCCCGTGGGCACAACTGCGGAGTTAGTCAACAGCCTGTCCGTAGACGGTGGCGGCGAAAGCGCAGACGCCTTCGTTGTCGCAATCGCGGGCTTGGAAATCGGCGAAACCATGTCGTTTGCATGGAGTGCGCCACACGCCAGACGCATTAACAGCGGGTTTACGGGCACCGATAGCTTGGGCCGGACATATAACCAGCCGGGGCGGTTCTTTGTCGATGTGAATGCTGCGAAATTCCCCGCTCACGTCAAGAAACGTGCAAACGAGGTCCGTAGATGATTACTGACACCGCCATTTTAAACGCGCTTGGGCAGAGGCTTGCAACGCTTTCCCCGGCCCTGACAATCGGCTGGCCGAACAAGGACGTGCCAACCGGAACCCCGCATCCGTATTTGATATTCGCCCACGTGCCAGTGAGCCGGACGGACAGCACACTGACAGGCGGCGGAACAATCGTTCGCGGGTTTGCGCAGATCACGATCATGTCGGAGATCGGCGTATTCTCAACCGCTGCAACAACTATTGCGGACAGCATCGCAGCCTTGTTCCCGTACACGCTGCGCCTGCCCGTCACCGGCGGTTTCATCACCATCATGGGCCCGCCAGAGGTGCAGCAGGGCTATCCTGACGGCCCGCATTGGCGCGTCTCAGTGCGCATCCCTTACAGCGCGTCCTAATCACAACATCGGAGGCCAACATGGCACGCAAGAAAACCGCTCCGGCGGATCAAGAAACCATAGAGCAAGACGCTGCGCCAGAGACACCAAAGGCGGTCGCCAAGCCCGCTCGTGTTCGGCTGAAAAACACCAAGGCCAGCAACGGCACAGTCGGCGCAATCGCCACACCACTGCAAAAAGACGCTGCCGCATGGCGCGCAATCGGCTGGATCGACGCCGACTAATTGCCCCGCCTGCGGGCTGCGCCGGTAGCGCGAACGGTAGGCACTTCACTTCAACTTTGGACAGCAACACCCCGATTAGTCGGGCCTGTCCGCTTTGCCAAATGAAAGGGCAAATATCATGGCTACTCGGAATTCCATCGGAAAGACGATCTACTACTCAACAGCACTTCCAGCAACCAACGACAAGTCAGGCTTTGAGGCCCTGACGTGGGTTGAATTGGAGTTTCCACAAACACTTCCCCAATTCGGTGTGACCAACGCAAACATCGACGTATCCGACCTTAAAACCGGCTTTACCAAAGGCACCAAGGGCGCGGCATCCGGTGTTGACAGCCAAGGCTCGTTCCGCATCGACGGCAGCGCACTGGCAACAGGCCAAGCTGCGTTTAAGACGCTGTGCGACGGGCCAAGCGGCGCTTGCGCTATCAAAATCGGCACAGGGACGGGGGCAGCGGGTGCTTTGGTTGCAACTGACCCTGTGGAATACGCTCAGGGCTATGTTCATAGCTACCAAGAGAACCAAGCGACCGACAGTTCTTTCGAGGGCGCGGTTTACAACCTTAAGCAAAACGCCTTGACCGTCAAGGACGTTGAACCTGCCTAACTAATCCGCTTCGGCGGGTAATCGGGGGGCGGGCGGGAGTGGTTCGCCGCTGCCTCCCACATTGAACCGAACCCCAAGGATATCAAAATGGATTTTAACGCCAACTACAACAGCCGTGAAGCCGCTGAAACCGGAACGCCTATGCAGATCGTTGACCCGTGGTCTGGTGAGCCTGTGATGGACGGCGACAAGCCTTGTCGGGTAATCGTGCGCGGTACGGCATCGCGTTCTATGCAGGCTAAGATGCGGGCAAAGCAAAAGGCGGCTATGGCATCCAAAAAGGCCAAGGGCGACAATACGGACGATGAGGCGCGCGTCATGGAGGATGTGCATAACCAGCTTTGCGAAGGCGCTGCACCTTTCATCTTCGGGTTTGAGAACGTCATGAACGGCGACAAGCCCGCGACTGCCGAGGATGCAATGTGGTTCCTCGATCTGACATTCCCAGAAATGGGCGTGAAGGAAAACGCAGACGGCGAGCAGGTTACAGACAAAGACGGCTCGCCAGTGTTCGAGATGAAGAATAACCCGTTTGCAAAACAGATCGGTGAATTTGCCGGAACGCAGGCAAACCGCATGGGAAACGCGCAGAAGGGCTAACCCTTTACGCGCGCCAGATCGGCTATCTCCACGCCTTCCCCAAGGATCAAAAGCGATGTCGCTTGGATCAATGGAAAGATGCAGGCGTGGAGGACTTCGGCTTGCCGGAACTGGACGCAGAGGAATACCTGATCGGGCTGTTCTTTGATCTAGGCCCGACGCGCAGCAACGGCATGGTGGAAGGCCCGACGGACTGGGATATTCTTGCGCCGTATGCATCCGCCAAGGGGCTGGACGCCGACGACACCGCGATCCTGTCCGATATGTGCAAGGGCTACCATGCCGAGCGCGAAAACGGGACCAACGCGCTGGCAATCGCGCCGGTGGATAGGCCCAAGGCATCCCGTTAGCGGGGTGTCTGATCCGGCGCAGGCAGGCGGTCGCGGATTTGTTTAAGTGTCTTGATGACTTCGGAGGTGGCAAGCATCCCAAGCCCAGACGCCAGCAATGCGGCACCTTGATAGACGGTAATAAAATCACCGCTTGCAAACCCGACAAGTGTGAACATCGCGCCCGCGACTAGGGCGGCAGCACCTAAAATTCCTAAAATTCCGTCCACCATAATTCTCCATTGGTTCCGCACCCAACTTAGGGTCGCGGCCTATTTCTCGCAAGGATCAAACATGAGCCAGAATTTCGCTGATCTGATTCTTGGGGCCGATACGACTGGCCTACTCAAAGGCAAGAAAGCCCTTGAAGAAACCACGGTTGCAGGTGCAAAAGCTGAAAAATCTGTTTCTGGAACTGAAAAAGGGTTTAAGAAAGCTGGCGACGGTGCAAGTCAGGCCAAGCCAAAGATTGATGGGTTCAACAGCGCGGCAGACCGCTCGAAGGCTTTGGCGCTTGGCGCAACGAAAGCACTGGTGGGGCTTGCGGCAAGTTATGCCACGTTTGCGGCGGCGGGCGCTTCGATCCGCCTTGCGCGAGGCTTCAACGCTGCACTGGCTGAGACTTCAACGCTGATTGAGGGAACGCCGGAACAACTTGAGGCCGTAACAAAAGCTGCGCGTGGCATGTCAAAGGAATTTGGCAGCACTGCCACGGCGCAGGTCAAGGCATTTTATCAGGCATTGAGTGCGGGGGCCGATGGTGTTGCTGGTGCGACTGCTTTGCTGGATCAGGCCAACAAGCTGGCAATTGGTGGCGTTACTGACGTAACCACAGGCGTTGATGCACTCACAACCGCAATGAATGCCTATGGCGCAGATGTTCTAAGCGCTGCGGACGCATCCGACGCAATGTTCGTTGCAATGCGGGCAGGTAAAACAACCATCGGCGAACTTGCCGGAAGCCTTGGGCAAATCGTGCCTATCGCATCGGCAGCGGGTGTATCCTTTGACGAGGTGACGGCAGGCATTGCAGCCTTGACAACTCAGGGTCTTTCCACATCATCGGCAACCACAGGCTTGCGCCAAGTTATCGCGGCAGTCATCAAGCCAACCAAAGAAGCCACAGACGCGGCAAAATCGCTTGGCATTGAGTTTGATGTTCAGGCATTGAAGGCGCAAGGCTTGGCGGGTTTCCTTGATAATGTAATCACCAAGACGGGCGGCAACGAAGCCGCAATGGCGCAGCTATTCGGATCGGTTGAGGCGCTTGGCGCTGCGTTGGCCTTTGCGGGCGGCGCTGGCGACACATTCTCTGCAATCTTGGCCGACATGGCGTCCAAGGCGGGGGCTACAGATGCAGCTTACCAAAAGATGTCAGAAAGCCTTGATCAGCGATGGAATAAACTCACGGCAGCGGCAACCGATATTGCTCTAGGTTTCGGCAATGCACTTTTGGCTGTTGTGGTTCCTGCCATGGAAGGCATCGCGGCAGTTTCCATCATGGTTGGGCAAAACCTTGATGTTGTGGTTATTGCTATATCAGCCTTGGCCGCAACCCAAATCCCCGCTGCAATTGCTGGCTTCGTTGCTTTGACGGCAGGCATGTCCGCTTCGGCTGTTGCAACTGGGGTGTTTACTACCGCCCTAACTGTTGCACGCGCGGCCCTAATCGCTCTGGGCGGGCCTATAGGGTTGATTTACGGGATACTTGGGGCCAGCGCTGCAGCTTGGCTGGTTTGGAGTAACGGCGCAGATGATGGCAAACAGGCTTCTTATGACGCAGCGGCAGGAACATCTGCGCTACTAGGCCAGCTTGACGAGTTTTACATGACATCTGCACCATCGGCTGGGGCTGCTGCCATTGCTTTGGCAAATGACAATTACAAGCTTGCAGCTTCTGCGTTTGAAGCCGCGAAGGGTGAATTTGCTAAACGACGTGCCATGTTGGATCAGGTTGGTGTGACTACAGGCCTTGACCCAAGGTCTAGTCGTTCAGCGACACAGGCCATTACAAGCCAGATTGAAAAGCAAACGCTAAAACTTGCAGCAGCCGAGGACGCTCTTGCACAATCTATTAGAGACAGAAAAGTAGCTGCTAACGCCGTCACAGGAAGCGCATCTGAGTTGATGGCTTCTAACAAGGCAGCCACAGATTCAACTAGAACTTTGAATGTTTCAGTTGATGGCCTTGGCAATGCAATCACCGGAGCGGGGGCAGCATCCAAAGGCGCTGGCAAAGCAATGAAAGACGCAGCCAAGGAAGCCGAAAAGCTGGCCGACGAAATCGAACGCCTGGAGTTTGACGCCGACCCGCTAAAGAAGTACAACGCCGAACTAGCAACCCTCGACAAGTTGCTGAAAGGCGATGGCGTCAACAAGCTGTCGGACGGCGCGTACTCCAAAGCCGTCAAGGAACTGAATGACGAGTTTGCAAACAGCAACCCGAACATCTCAAAGATCGGTGACGCGATAGGCGACTTCGTGGCGGGCGGAATGCGAGACTTCGGCAGCTTGCTGGACAGCTTCAAAAACATGATCAAGCAGATGATTGCTACGGCGATTGCCAACCCGATCAAGCTGGCGTTGTCGGCTGCTTTGGGTGGGGGCGGCACAGCGGCGGCAGCGGGTCAACTCGGCGGCGCGCCCGGCGGCGGCGGTATCCTTGGCGGTCTGACAGCGGGCGCGGGGAACTTCATCGGCACGCTTGGCGGCGCGGGTGGCTTGCTTGGCGGCGCGTCCAGCGTGTTCAGCGGGCTTATGTCCGGCGGGCTTGGGGGCGCGGCTAGTGCGATCGGGTCTGCTGTGACCGGCATCGGGTCGGCAGCAACAATGCTTGGCGGCTTGGGTGCTGCAATCGGCGCGGTTGCTTTGCCTATCGCGGCTGTGGCAGCAGTGTTCTCATTCTTCAAGACCAAAACCAAGCAATTGGACGCTGGCATCCGCATTACTGTGGACGGAATGGACGCGCTTATTCAGTCTTTCAACACGGTTGAAAAGAAGAAATTCTGGGGGCTTTCAAAGAAAGTCAGAACCAGTTTCAGCGATCTGGACGCAGCGACAGCAGGGCCACTTGAGCGCATTCTTAGCCAAATGCAGATGGGGGTGATGGGCGCGTCGGAAGCGCTTGGCATCGGTGCATCAGCATCACGACTTCAGCGCGTCATCAGTCAGCACCAAGGCTTGAGTGATGAGCTGCACAGAAGGCCGTCACCGAGGCGCTGCAAGGGTTTGGCGACGACTTCGCGGGTATGATACCCGGCCTTGAAGCATTGCAGCGTGAAGGCGAAGGCGCTTATGCCGCTCTGACACGCCTATCCTCGTCCCTGAACGCCGCGAACACCATTATCGATACCCTGGGCGGTACGCTGTTCGATCTCAGCTTGTGGGGGGCCGCTGCGGCCTCGGGGCTGGTCGATGCATTTGGTGGCCTTGAAAACTTTGCCAGTGCGACAACAGCCTATTATCAGGCGTTTTATTCAGAGCAGGAACGCTTTGACACCTTGACCCGCCAGCTCACGCAAACCATGGGCGAATTGGGTCAGGCAATGCCAAAGAGCCGCGCGCAGTTTCGGGCGCTGGTCGAGGCGCAAAATCTCGCAACCGAGAGCGGCCGGCAGATGTTTGCGGCGCTGGTGTCGCTGTCGGGGCAGTTCAACTCTATTCTGCCGGCAATTGACAGCCTGGCAAGCAGGCTGGGCGCACTGGTGGCTGGCGCTGTCGACGCGGCCCTTGGCCCAATTAATAGCCAGATCGAGGCGTCAAACGCAGCGGCTGCACAAGCGCGTCAATCGGCGGATGGATTCTTTAGGTTGGCAGACAGCCTACGGACTGCGGCTGGCAACATCGGGGGCGTTCGCAATGCGGCGGATCTCGCCAGCGCTGGTCGTGACTTCGCGGCTAACTTTGCAAAGGCCGTTAGCGGCGATGTAACCGCGCTTGGAAGCCTTGGCGGTTCGGGGCAGTCTTTGGCCACCGATAGCGCCGGATTTGCGTCAACGGCTGCTGAGTTGCGCCGTATTGAGGCGGGTATCAGTCGGCAGCTTAATGAGGCCGCTGCGGTGTCTGAGGCTCTTGGTCTTGGTGCTAACTATCAGGCGTTGTTGTTTGATGTGCAGACCGCTGCGCTAGAACATCTGCGCGATCTTTTGATGTCTGGCAATGTCACCCAAGAATTGTTGCAAGAGCAAATATATGTTCTCGGCAACATCGGGAATATCATCCAAGACAGCGCCAATTTGCAGGTCGTTGCGGGCAGAACTGACGCAGGGGCTATTCGGGCAGGGTTGGTTGATAATTCGGGCCGTGTTGTTGCTGGTCTTTCTGCTGAGGGCGCTCGCTATATCGCTGGGCTTGAGGGTCAAACTGCGGGATTGGCAGCAGCTATTGACGCGAATGGCGATGGTTTAATTTCAGCGATGGAGGCTCAGACATCGGCCACCCTTTCCACCTATCAAAGCACTGTTTCGGCTTTGGCATCGGCGATTGACCGAAATGGGCAAATGACAACGGCACAGATCAGGGCGTCTTTGGCAGGCAAGGCATCTGACGCGGCGATTACAGCCGTAATAAATGCGGTTGACCGAAACAAGGACGGCATCATCACGGCTGAAGAAAGCCAAGCCGCAAAGATCATCGCAAACGCCACTCAGCGCACCACCAGTGAATTACAGGCGATCTACGGTCAAGGTTTGACGTTCACCAACGCGATCACTGGCCAAACGGCCAGCATCACCGGCACCCAAGACCTGACAAACGACGAGCTTAACACAGTTCAAAGCCTGCAAAACGACACTGTAAACATTACGGAATTGGTGCAAAGGGCGGTCGAGGGCAATGAAAGCCTGAGCGCAGCACTTCTGATCCGCCTATCAAGCGGTATATCAGTTTCAGGCATTGGCCAATTGCTCACATCCAACACTGGAATAATGCGTCAACTTGAATTGATCAGGGCCGCTATAATCAGCCAGATCGAGGCCCAAAGCACCGCAGAGAACGCGGCTATTGCGGCGGCGCGTCAAAACCAGATCAACGCCCTCACCACCGAGGCGCAGCAGGTTCTCGCCTCTATTTCGCAGCTTGGAGGCCTTGTTGCCGCTGCCGAGGCGCTGTTTGCCCAGACCCCTCAAAGCACGACCAGGGCGGAGCAACAGTGGAACAGTCAGGGCGAAAACGGCTTTTCGTACTTCTCCATTCCAAATGCCGAGTACCCCAAAGTCAGGGCGGAGCTTGAGGCGGCGCAGCTTGCCTATGCAAACACCAAAGACCAGCTCTCAGGCATCCGGCTTTCCCTGAATGATTTAGGCATCATCCCCTCGTTTGACGGCGGCGGATACACCGGCCTGGGGTCACGCTCAGGCGGCATGGATGGCAAGGGCGGTTTCTTGAGCATGCTGCACCCAAACGAGACTGTCATTGATCACTCACAGCGAAAAATGTCACGCGGCAACAGTGGGTCAATGGATGCCAAGGCGCTGCGTGAAGAGGTGGCCGAACTGCGCCGCGTGATGGTTGAGGTCGTGAAATATGTCAAACGCACCAGCGAGGTAAACCGCAAATGGGACATTGACGGCGCGCCAGCAGTGAGGACTTAAAGAATGAAAATCATCCCGCCAATTGAAGTTACCGACGCAAATCTAACGTCCTCGAATGTGCCGGAAACAGACGCGCCGTTTTGGTTGATCGGCACCACCTATGTCATTAACTATCAGGTTATTTACGAACATAACATTTATGAGAGCCTCTCGGGCAGCAACACTGGAAACCAACCAGATATTAGCCCGACTGAGTGGTTGTTTCTCGGTGCAACCAATCGCTACAAAGCATTCGACAAACGACTGAGCGATGTAGTTTCTCAGGCTGAATCAATCACATATACAATAAACCACAATGGGGAATTTGTTAGCGCAGTTGCATTCTTTGGCTTGAAAGGATCAACCCTGCTTGTCGAAGTTAACGACCCTGACGATGGGTTGGTATTCTCTCAATCATACGTTCTGCTTGATGATACTGGCGTAATTGACTGGTCAACCTATTTCTTTTCGCCAATTGGTGTCCAGCGCCAAGAGGTGATTGAGGTGGCGCTACCGCCATATCTCAACGCATCAACAACAGTGACTATAACAAATGCGGGCGGGATTGCGCAGGTCGGTCAAATCGTTCTTGGGCGGTTGTTTGATCTTGGCGTTACAGTTTACGGCACAAGCATATCCATTGAAGATTATAGCCGGAAAGAGCGTGACGCTTTTGGCAATGCAATAATCGTTGAAAGAGCATTCGCGCAATTGGTTGATTACGACGTAAGAATTAGCACTGAGTTAGCGCGAAGAGCGCAAAACACTTTTGCCCAATATCGCACCACGCCAATCGTGTGGGTTGGTGACGAAAAAGAAGAACTTGGAACAATCGTTTACGGCTATTACCGACGTTTGACATCACGCTTTCGTCGCCCTGATATCCGACGCAACAATCGAAGTAGAAGGACTAATCTAATGGCCGCTCCCACCGTTTCTTTGCTACCACCTGCACCAAGTCGTGCAAGCCCTGTCGACTTTTCAGCCAAGGCGGATGCGCTGCTCGGATCGCTTGCGGGATGGGTTTCTCAATCTAATACACTTGGCGCATACCTAAACACCACGAGCGCAAGCATTGAATTGCTGCGAAATCAAACGGTCGTCGCTCAAGCCGCAACGGAGGCGGCTAGAGATGCTGCTTTTGTAAACGCCAACGTGTATTCAAGCACATCTGCAGGCCTATCCAGCACAGCCATCGGGGTTCAGTTTCAGGTCGTTGCGGGTGATGAAGTTATCCGCTACCGGCATGATTCCGGCCCTGTTGCAACTGAGGTCGCCAGATACCCTGCGGCGGTGGCATTTTTGGCGCTTAACGCGACCCTATCCCAAAGCCTGTCAATGATTGGCCAAGTTGCAGGGCAGGTGAACGGTGGCCGCGCCACACTGGAAGGAGGGACGCTTGCCGACCCCGCTCTACGCATCGGAACGGCTGGCATCTACAGCGCGGCTGCTGACACATTATCAATTGTAATTGCCGGATCGGAGGTCGCGCGGTTCACCGCATCCGGCCTTACCGTTTACGGCTTGGTCACGGAGGTATGACCCAATGAGCTATAAGCACAACCTGCAACCCATGACCGGAGAGAGCTTTGTCCGCTGCAATCAGATCGTCGTTGACAATCGGCTAAACAAAACTCCCGCCATCACTTTCTCGCAAGAAACCATCGTGGGCGGCCCGGATGGGCCTGTTTTGCATATCCCGATGTCACCCGTGCCCATGGCCTTTGATCCCGTGGCCACAATCCCGATCATAAACCCTGAAACCGGCGAAGATACGGGCCAAACCGCAACCCAAGCCGAGGTCTATGCGCTCATCTATAGCGCCTACCTTGCAACCGTTACCGCGCCGCCGGACGGGGGGGCAGTCTAATGACCGCACTCCAGGACAACTTGCGAACGCAAGTCGAGGCAATGAGCAAGGGGCAGATGACGGTGCGCTTCACGACCAAAGGCCAGCCCAGCTATTTTCATCGGATCTCTAAATTCAACGTAGAGGACCTTGACGCAAGCCTTGGGGCTGGTGTGCATCCGGCGTTCATCGTGGGCGGCGTTGAAAAAGATGAAATACTGATCGGCACCCACCAGGCCGCTGAGGTGAGTGGCGAAATGGTGTCACAGGCGGGTCTCATGCCCAGAGTCAGCATCAACCACGATCAGGCCGTCACGCTCGCGCGCGCCTCCGGTCTGGGGTTTTGCGTATGCACAAACGCCATGTATGCGGCAATCGCACTGAGCGCCCGCGCATCTGGCCGGTTCCCGCGTGGAAACAACAACAACGGTCGCGCCTATAATGCGCAGGGCGAATTTGGTGTGAATGCTGCGGGCAATCCAACGCCGGGAGGCAGCTTTGGCGCGCCGGTTCGGGCGGGATCAGGCCCCGTCGCCTGGAATTACCCGCCAACGCCATTCGGCATCCAGAACCTCAACGGCAACGTGTGGGAGTGGTCGCCGGGAATGCGGGTCGTTGACAGTGAAATTCAGGTGATCCCCGACAATGACGCTGTGCTTTTGGCTACCGACCTGAGCGGGTCGGGGCCGTGGCAGGCCATCCTTGCCTCTGATGGTACCCTAGTGGCACCGGGCACGGCCGGCACCGTCAAGTATGCTACGTCAGGCACCGCTGCGGATACGCTCACCTGCGGGAACGGAGCAGCCTTTTCGAGCATGACCGCAAACACGGTTTCCACGGCGGCACTCAAGCGGTTGAAGCAGCTCGGCCTTATGCAGCCAGGATCGCCGATCGAAAGCGATGGCTTTTACATTACCACAACCAGTGAGCGCCTGCCGGTCCGTGGCGGCAGTTGGGGCGTTAGCTCTCGGGCTGGGGCCTTCGCCCTGTACCTGAGCTATTCCCGTTCGCACGCGCTCACGTTCCTCGGCTTTCGCCCCGCTTTCGTAATCTGAAATCTGCTGAGCTGAAATCTGAAGGCCGCGCGATAGCGCGGTCCATTACCGCAAGGAGCGCCGGCTTGGACGATCTGAAAATCAGACAGAAATGCGAGGAGATGATTGCATATGGATATGTTGCACTGCGTCAATTTCCAAAATTTGAACGGCACGTCCTGGGTGCCGAGATAAGGGACGCGATGTGGGGCGTGCTGCGTCTGATTATTGTCACCAACAAGCGCTACCACAAAAAGACCACGATGCAGGATCTGGATGCAGAGCTTGACTTGTTGCGCTCACAAATCCGAACAGCCTTTGGCTTGCGGTATATCGACCTGAAAAAATACGAAACATGGTCTCGCCTCATGGATGAGGTGGGCCGCATGATCGGCGGCTGGTTTAAGTCGCTGAAAGGAGGGGTTGCGGGCCATGCATGAGCGCCTGCCGATCCGTGGCGGCAATTGGAGCAATAGCTCTCGGGCTGGGGCCTTCGCCCTGAACCTGAACAATTCCCGTTCGAACGCGAACACGAACATCGGCTTTCGCCCCGCTTCCGGGGTTCGTCAGAAGGCAAAAGCTCAAGGGCTTTCGCACAGAACACCCCCGAAAGGGCCTGTAATCCTCGGCCAAGTGCCGAAAAAAATAAACAGGCCGGAGTGTCGCAGTACCTGCTTGCGGAGACCCCTCATTCCGGCCGTCCCTATTTGCGAGAGTGTCAATGGCCAAAACATTTAATAACCTATGGGAAGCCGTGACCTCGTGGCCCTCGCTCCTCGCGGCTTGGGAGAAAACCGCAAAAGGCCGGCACCGCCAGAGGGACGTCATTACCTTTCGCGCCAACCTCGAGCCAAACCTGATCGAGCTTCAAAACAG